CGGGAGGAGGAACTATTGTCCCCCTAGTAAAGGTTGCTAAGAAATATCTGACCTACCTGGGGCGTGAGGATGCGTCTGAGAGAGTTGGAGTTATTGCATCCCTTCCTACTACTGGAGAATCTGCGTCCCCTGTGGTGGCTAAGAATGCGTATAACAGGATGAAGCAGCTTTGTGCTATGGCTGAAGAGAAGAAGCTTTCCCCTCTTGTTATTGTCGATAACCAGAAAATTAAGAAACTTTATCCTAAGCTCACAGTCAAGGCTTTCTGGCCCACTATCAATAGCACCGTTGCTGGGTTATTTCATATTTTTAATGTGTTGTCTACTCAGAACTCAGACTACACTTCTTTTGATCCCCAGGATTACGACAGTGTGATGAAGTCTGCTGGTTGTATGATTATGGGTGTTACGGCTGTTAAGGATTTTGAGAGTGAAACAGGTGTCGCAATGGCTCTTAAATCCAATCTTGAGACTACCTTACTTGCTGAGGGATTTGATCTTAAAACTGCCAAGGCAGCCGCTGGTGTGGTTGTAGGGGGAACAGAGATTTTAGAGAATACGGAAGGTTTAATGGATAACTTAGAGCATGCTTTCTCTACTCTGGCAGCTATTACGGGGAACGCAATGGTGCATCGTGGTATCTATGAAGACCCGTCTAAGGACAAACTAGTGGTGTATACCCTTATTGGAGGTCTTTCTACCCCACAAAAGAGGTTAGAGGATCTTACTAAGTTTATGAAACTAGACCCCTACGGGGAAGAATAATTTTTTGCGGCCCTTCGGGCCAGTACCTATATAATTATAATGGCTAAGAAACAAAAAAAGAAAGATCCCTACGCAATCTGTACGGCTCAGAAAAAAAAGAGTGGAATGGGTCATGATGCTTGGAAACGCTGTGTACAACATGTACAACAAAAGGAGTCAGTTATGAAATTTTATGATCGAGTATTATCTATTTTAGAAGCGTCTGCAAAAAAGAAAAAAAAAGTTTTAACAACCGATAAGGACGAGGATGAAGCTGAACTTGATTTCGGAGATACAATGGAATCTAAGAAGAGAAAGAAAAAGGATCTAGATGAATACGATGATGAGAAAGATGATGATGACGACAGTACGATGAAGAAGATGGCAAAAGACAAAGAAGATGCTGGGTTCGGACCCTTAGATGATAAAGATAAAGCGGCTATTCAAAGAGGAGTGGATACTGCTAGGGAAAAGGAAGCCGCACGAAAAGCAGCCCTCAATGCATCAAAGAAGCGTGAAATGAAAGAGGGGAGCAGACCCCATAAACCACATAAGGGAAGTGCAGCCCATGAGGATCCAAGAGCTAGATTTGGTGGACCCGAAGGGACTATGGATACTGGGCCTAGACCTGAACCCCCTGATGATGACGGTAATGGTGATGGTGATGATAAGCCCAAAAAGACAGAAGCTAAGAAGGGTAAGAAAAAAGATGATAAGTGGATTCAGAAGGCTGTAGATCCCGATCATGAAGGTTTCTGCACCCCTATGACTAAGAAAACTTGTACTCCCAAAAGAAAGGCTTTAGCTAAGACTTTTAAGAAGATGGGAAAAAAGAAGGACGCAGCTACTAAAGCCAAAGATGAGAAGTAGTTGAGGTATACTAATGGACCCCGTAGACGATCTCGTTTACTCAAAACGCTTGAGAAAACCAAAAGGGGAATTAACGCTTTTCGAAAAAAGTGTAAACTTCATAAGACTTCCAAACCCTCCTCAAAATTCTAGCTTAGAGGCTGGGAAAGAGTTATTAGTTATTCAAGGGGCAACCTATCTTAGGGGGGAAGGTATGGTTAAGGGCATTAAAAAGCACGATAAAGATCCTGCTTTTGCTATTAAACTGTACCTATCCATTTTTGGACTTTCATTTGATCAAGAAGAAATTGATCAATTAATATCAGAATCTGCGATAGTTATTAAAAGTCTTAAAAACAGCTTTAATAGACCCAGACCCGAACAGTTGGCTCCCTATTTTGGTATTCAATTCGAACCTTTAAAAAGCACTTCTGCAAAGTCCCCCTCCTATCCAAGTGGGCACTCTACCCAAGCTAGATTACTAGCAGAATTCTATGGAGCTAAGTATCCAGAACATTTAGGAAATTTAATAAAAGCTTCTGAGGAATGTGGAGAAGGTCGCGTTATGGCAGGATTACATTATCCTAGTGATCACAAAGCAGGAGTCTATTTAGCTAAACGCTTATTCAAACTTCTGAAGACTACTAAAAAAATCAAGTACAATCAAAGTTTTGATTTCACCACAAAAAAAGGAGGATTTTAATGTATAGTAAATTTATGCTACCTAGGGTAGCGCATTGTAGTAATGGGTGCTGACTAAGCTCTTTCGTCTTGTACTGTAAGTTTTAAACAGATACAGTATAGAAGCCAGCAAGTTGCTAGAGATAAACAACCATCTAGAAAAATACTGTCTGTAATACTTTTCCAAAAGATGTTTAATAAGATACCAGACCAAAAACCAAAGCACATCGGGCAGTTAACTACTTTTCCTAATACTGGATTAAGGTTAGCTGCCCTTTCTCTAAGGGGCTTAAAAATAGTGGCTGTAGTAACAGCAATAGTAATTCCAAAACTTACTAAAATCCAAGTTAACATGATAAGGGCAGTTCCGTGTTAGAAATAAAAGCTTCTCGATTTTTATGCCAAGAGTCTCTTCCCACCAACTCTCCTCTAGAGAGGTGTATAATATTTAGAGGAATGGTAAAGTTTTTATAACCTTTATTATGGGCAGTTGTTGTATAATGAATATCGTAGAAATCCCACAGTCCCTCAAAGTGCTGTGGTTTTTGAAGTCCTATATCCCCCCACACCTCTGCCCTTGCAGCTAAAAATAATCCATCTAAAGCAACTACTTGTCCGTGAGGGCCATAAGAAGTGTTATGTATTTGTGTGTGTCCATTAACTTCATTTCTATGCCTAACCTCTCCTCTATGATACCCAGCTTGCCACCGTTCTTGGTTCCACCAAATAGCGTCCTGTCCTAATAAGGTAGTTCCTGCTGGACCAACGATGCCTGTTTTCTTATCAATACATTTGGATAGTGCTGCAATAAACTCTGCTTTAGAGCCAGTAAGTTGTAGATCATCGTGACATAGTATAATAAGATCTTCAGGAGAAGCCTGACACAGCGAGATACCCTTCTCATACGCCTCAAATATAGAATTTTGATTAACTAAAACTTTAACATCTACTCCAAAGCTAGATAATAAGGTAGTTAATCCTGTCAATACAGCGTTTGGAGAGTTATCTCTAGTACAAGTAATTGAGAAGATTTTCATACACTATAATAGTAAAAGAACCCTTTGTTTATGGAAAAATCCCCACTAATTGACGAGTTTAAAAAATGCAGAGAAGACCCTGTATACTTTATTTCTAACTATGTCAAAGTAACTCACCCTGTTCGGGGTTTGGTTCCCTTTAAATTATATCCTTTTCAAGTAGATATTTTAGAGAATGTTAAAAATCACAGATTTAATATTCTACGCAAGTTTCGTCAGGCTGGATGTACCACTATTTCCGCAGCGTATTCTTTGTGGATGATTGTTTTTCAAAAGCATAAGCAAGTAGTAATTTTATCTAAAGGGGATGCTGAATCTACAGAGGTTCTAGATAGAATTAAGATCATGTATGAAGAGTTACCGTCCTTTATTAGACCTAAAATAGTTGAAGATAATAAGCATACATTAAAGCTTTCTACAGGCTCTACTATTAAATCGCGTCCATCTGGAAAGCAGTCGGGACGGTCCTTGGCGGGATCTCTTCTTATTATTGATGAAGCAGCTTTTATTGAAAATATTGCGACCATTTGGGCTGCTGTATATCCTATCATTTCTACTGGAGGAAGAGCCTTTATTCTATCAACGGTCAATGGTGTAGGCAACTGGTATTATGATATATATCAGGGAGCTTTAGAGGGGACTAACTCTTTTAACAGAATAGATATTGAATGGACGGATCATCCTGAATATAAAAGACAGGAGGGGTTTTCTGAATTATATAAAGAGATGGAGGGGAAAGGATTAGATGTTGATACTTGGGAAAAAACCACTAAAGCAAACATGCCCCTAAAGCAGTGGTTACAAGAATACGAGTGTGAGTTTTTAGGTACGGGTGATACTTATGTAGACGGGTATCTTCTCACCAGACTGGTGGAAGAGATTAGTACGGATTATTGGATTAAGTATAATAATAAAATGAGGGTATGGCAGGAGCCTAGGCCAGAGCATGAATATGCTATAGGTGTAGATGTAAGCTTGGGCAGAGATAGAGATTATTCTGCTTTTCACATATTTAACTGCTACACGGGGGAACAGGTTGCTGAATTTTATTCAAATAAAACCCCAATTAATGAACTTGCTCAAATTATAACGAATGAAGCTAATCTATATAATAATGCCTCTGTTATCATTGAACGCAATACTATAGGAAATAATCTTATTGATTGGATGTTTAATATCCATGAGTATGATAACTTATGGATAGATGATAAAAATGATTTCGGAATCCAGGTGACAACTAGAAATAGAGAAGAGCTTTTAGCTCGGATGGAAGAATATATTCGTAACAATTTAATTAAAATTAACTCCAAAAGGACGGTGGGAGAGCTTTTAACCTTTATTGTAGACGATAATGGTAAAATTACTGCTGATGAGGGCAAACATGATGATTTAATTATGAGTCTTTCTATTACGGTATTTCTACTACATACTTTAGCAGGTAATATGCCATTAGAGATGAAAACAACTGAAGAACAAGAACGAAAAGTCCCAGAACCACTTAGAGCAGTGATCTATGATGGTGTAGATAAACAACTAGAGGAAGATATAAGATGGCTGATGAAATAAAAAAGAAGGACAAACTAGACGAGGGTTCAATTGGTTATACCCAATTTGGATCAGGAGGAGCCGATAGTAGGGTTGGACCTTATTTCTATCCCAGCGGTCGATTAGGACAGTTCTTAGCTAAATTCTTCGCTACTAAAGCGGCTCCTTATATGGCAAAACAAGGGGACGATGGCCCCACTCCACAAGCTTCTTTGGCTGGAGATACTGTCCAAAACTTTGATGTAGTAACCCCAGAAGCTCTTCCCGCTATGGGAACTATGAGCAGAACGGCTCTTATCCTTCCTGAAATTGAAAAGAACAGAAGAGAACGCTATAAACGATTTGAGGATATGGACGACTACCCAGAAATCGGAAGTGCGTTTGATATTTATGCTGATGATTCTACTCAAAAAAACTTGAGGAACGAGAGGTGGACTATTTTAAGTGAGAGTCAATTAGTAGTAGATGAACTTAATAAGATGTTTAGAAAAATTCATCTTGAGAGGGACTACTGGGATATTGTCCGTAACACTGTCAAATATGGAGATTGTTTTATGGAAACTATTATTGATACTAATAACCCCAGAACAGGACTTCAGAGGATGAAAGTTCTAAATCCTAATTTCATTATTAGAGTTGAAAACGAATATGGGTATCTCACAGATTTCCTTCAGGAAATTCCTGAAAAAGAGGACTGGGCTGCGTATGGAAGTGCTGCCGATATGATGGTAGGAACTAAGTACATTACCCTAGATAGAAACCAAATCGTTCATTTCAGATTAAGGACTTCAGAGCCTGGGTATTATCCTTATGGCAAATCAATTGCGGCTTTAGCGATTAGAGTTTTTAGATCTCTAAAATTAATGGAAGATGCGATGCTTATTTATCGTCTAGCCAGGGCTCCAGAAAGAAGAATTTTCTATATTGATGTGGCTAATATGCCAGCCACAAAAGCTGAGATGTTCATAGAAAAGGTTAAAGAAAAGTTTAAGAAAGAAAAGTATTACGATTCTAACACGGGAACCATTGATGCTCGTTACAACCCATTAAGTGCTGATGAGGATTTCTTTGTCCCGACAAGAGGAAGTCAGGGTACTAAGATTGATACTCTTCCTGGGGCACAAAACTTAGGGGAAGTGGAAGATGTGCGTTATTTCCGTGATAAGCTGTTAGCTGCTCTCAAGATTCCTAAGGATTACATTGTTGAAAAAGATAAGTCCCCAGAGCGCAAAGCAAACCTATCTCAACTGGATGCTAAATTCTCTAGAGTTATTGGTAGGGTTCAACAACAAATAGAAATTGGATTAGAGCAAATAGCTAGACGGCATCTTGCATTGGTTGGATATCCCGCTAGTCTTATTAAAGATGTAAGAATTCAACTTCCAGACCCCAGCGATGTTTTTACAAAGCGTAAAATGGAAATTGATGAGCAAAAAGCCCGAGTGGTTCAAGCTGTAGTTGGTTTAGGGCTATTCCCAACCTCAACTATCTATAAAGAATTCTACGATATGACAGATCAAGAAATTGCACATACCAAAGAAGAATTGGCTGAGGAACAAGAGGAATCTGCTGCTAAGGAAGCAGAACAGGCTGCTTCTCAAATGCAAGACCAAGAGGGTGTTGCTCAAGGTGGAAAAGATCAGGATATGGGTCGTGATCAAAAAGGCAAAGACGCTGATGCCGCTAGAGATGAGGGCGCAGCCCAGTCTGATCATGAGCGTCAAATGGAAGTAGAAAAGAAAAAACCTAAAAAAGAATCTATTGATCACAAGTTAGTACACACTCTTACTAAATTGAGAAGGAAGGTTCTTACTGAATCAGGAGAAGGGAGTTCTAAAATAGCCTCTATAGATAGAATTATCTCTAGAAATGTAGAAAATCCCTAAAAAAATGAATAAACAACTTTACTATATATTCATAGGCTATAATAGCGTATTACAAGGAGTTAGAAATGCTTAATCACTTATTCGAAAATAGAAATACCACAGTTACTAATCTTTTAAAGCTAGGAGACTGCTTAGGAAGGTCTTTAAGAGAGAATATCGAACTATTTTCTATTGATAGTGAAGAAAAACAGGTCGCTTATCTATCAGAAACAGGAAAAGTAATCTCTGGGGACTACTCTATTACTGAGGACCTCTCTTTAGAGAACATCCAAGTCCAAGAGGCTTCCATTTTTACAGATAATGAGGTTTTTGATACTTTTGTGACGGATAAGGTCTCTACCTTTGTTGGGGATCTAAACTCTAACAGCTACGGAGATGCTGATAATAACTTCAATGAGATCCTTTCTTTATGGGAGAATAGACTTAAGTTCGAAAGCGTTAAAAAGAGGTTAGAAGAGAAGACGGTTCTATTCTCTGAGTCTTATAATATTGTTAACACTGAGCAGTTTCAAAGATTTTTAGAGATCATGCCACAAGTAACTGAGTTCCTAAAAGAAGAGAAAGAAACCATTCAAAAAGTACGGGAAATTGAAAATGCTATTAAATTATCTAACTCTGTTTCAAAAGCCTTCAATTTCCCCCGACTGTCTACGGATAAGTTAGAAGAAGAAAAAAGTTATACCGTTTCTAAAGGGTTGAATAAATCCATTTACGAATTAATCTGTAAACAAGAGCTAGTAAAGAAAGAGCTTTTAGAGTCTAAGAAAAATTTTGAGGATGTGTGGGCTACCAACCCCAGGATTAGACAGCTTGCTGGTTTAATTTTTGAAGATTCAGATGAAACTGTTCTTGAAAATCTGGTGGAGGCTGTAATTGAGGTTCCCTTTTTAGCTCTTACAACCAAAAAACAACTTCTAGAAAGTATTAGTAATGCTTTTAGCCTTACAGATGATAATGCAATCTCTACTAAGGAATTAAAGAGTTATGTTTCCAGATTGTTTGAAATGAAAAAACCTCTTAAACAGGTCATTATTAGTATCCTTAATGAAAAGTATGGCATTAATGTCCAAAATTTAAAGGATAGTGCTACTTTTAACAGTCTAGCTAATACCCAAGTAGTTATTTTTGAAGCTCTCACTAGACTAGCTCCAAAAGGGAGTGTTGTTAAAGAAACCCTTTCTGAATTGAGCAAAGTACTTAAAACTAAAAATGGGGTGGAAGTGATTGATGTAAATGATGTTCTTCAAGAATGTTTTGAAGTGTGTGAATATGACAACTTTTGTGAGGACTTTAGTTTAGTTGAGGAAATTTCTTTTGAAACTATCCTTGATGAAGAAGTTAGTGCTACTGAACTCTTAGAAAAGGTAAAAGAAAAACTTCTTTTGGATAAGAAGAAAAAGAAGAAAAAGAAGAAAAAGAAGGGTGATGATGAAACTGATGAGTTTAAGCCTGAATCAGAAGCTGATAATTTAAGCCCCGAACAAGCTAAAGGTAAGGCTGGTGCTGAAAAAGATGAGAAACATCCCGCTAGTGATTGTGATTTAGAGGATGATTCTGTTAGAGCAGCAGAAAAGAAGACCCCTAAAGCTAAAGAAATGAAAGAAGAGACTCAAGAAGCACCTCCAGAAGAAGAAGCACCTCCAGAAGAAGGGGGAGAAACTGCTGCTCCTCTAACTAAAGACGAGTTTTTAGACGGTTTAAAGGATATGGAGGAACTTCTTAAAGGAATGAGTGCAGAAGACGAAGAAGATGCCGTAGATACTGCTGAAACTGATGAAACGGAGGCGTAATTCGTGGCGACTGCATGTACAGGAGGCTATCCCCCTCTAGTTCTCTCCTCTATAGCGGGAATTTGCACTATTGTAGAACTCCCTCCAGGAGAGTGTTTATGCGCTCCTATTTGTGGGTTGACGGGCACGGACTCGCCAACGGGGCCAACGGGTCCTACTGGTACTACGGGAACTACTGGTCCTACTGGTCCTAGTGGAGAAACAGGTCCACGGGGAGATCCTGGTCCAGTTGGTCCAGGGGGAGGTTCTACTGGAGATACTGGTGAAACTGGAGAGACTGGTCCTACGGGATCTACTGGTTATACTGGAGAAACTGGTCCTACTGGCCCTTCTGGTCCTTCTGGCCCTACTGGAGAGACTGGTCCTACGGGATCTACTGGTTATACTGGAGAAACTGGTCCTACGGGTTCAACTGGTAGAACGGGATCTACTGGAGAAACGGGTCCTTCTGGCCCTACTGGTGAATCAGGCAACACGGGTCCTCCTGGCACTACGGGCACTACTGGTAGAACGGGATCTACTGGAGAAACGGGTCCTTCTGGCCCTACTGGTGAATCAGGCAACACGGGTCCTCCTGGCACTACGGGCACTACTGGTAGAACGGGATCTACTGGAGAAACGGGTCCTT